TGAAGTGAATTGGATTAGCTGAAATAACTTTGTTCATAGGTTCATTACAGTATGTACATAAGACTATTGGTCGATTGTGCCATCCATGATTGATTTCTTGACTGAGATTGCATCTGGTGCATTTGTAATCGTAGGCTGGCAAGTTAAACATCTCCTGATCTTATAAGCCCCACAGACAGTACACCGGTCAATGTCTGCCTCTGTAGGTTCTTTGTCTAAGTGACCGTATTTAAGTATAAGTAGTGGCAATAGATCGGCTAGTCGGATGATGGCGCAATACTCAGCAGCATCTTCTCCTTGTCCATTTAGCCGTAAAACCCCAAACCCCAACTCCCCAGTTTTGTCGGTTCGAGCTTTTAATTGTCGCAAATAACTTAGAGGCTGGAACGCTGTTCTAGATTTCACCTCGCAGTCAAAAGGAACATTGACAATATCCTTGCCACTACCCCTTCCGACAGTCGCGCCTTCCCACACAGTCGATAGGTACTGTGCTACAACACGCTCTGTTCGGAACCCTCTGTGTTTCCTATGCTGTGAAGCCATTAACTAAGTATCCCATCGCAAACGATAGAGCAATGACTAGTCCAGTTAGAATCGCTATTAGTGTTTCCTTATCCATTGACAGCATGACATTTCCTGCATTGCCACGCACCAACCGATGGCTGTGCATCCTTAATGACGATGTTAGCAACGATGTCTCTAGCTTCTGTTGGCTCATTACATAACTGACAGTTGATGATCTCGATAAATGGAATATCATCAAAGTTGACCCATCCACCTAATCCATCTGCATTGTGAATTTCAATGTATCCCATTATACTCTCGCCTTCTGTGGTTCCCATGTTCCTTGACTAGATAATTGATACCAAAGTGTTGGACATTTAGGCTCTGATCCTTGTACTCCAATGTGTCGGCAGAAGTAGCCACCCCATGCTCGACCATTCTTGTTTCCATCCTTAAACTCCATGTCTCCATGTTTGCAACTTGGCACTACCTTTGCAGTTCCCAGTATCTCTGAAACTGTATTAAGAGCTGCATCGATCGTTACGGGAGCATCAACCTTCTTTAATAATTCATTTTGTTCACCAAATGGTGTAGTCCAATAATCCTTTTCAACTTTAGGAGCAGGACCCTTAACTACTTTTGTCATTTCTTCGCGGCTTGGGCGCTTTCCTTTAGGAGCATAACCTGCATTTGCAAGCGCTCTGCCGATCGCCGAAGTTTCACAATTCTCCAATGCTGAAGTTTGATTAACGCCTCGACTAGTAACTGTCTCTTCAGCCAGCCCAGTTGCCCACGCAACACTATCTGTAGCAGTTTTGAATAGATACGCCTTAACAACATATCGATTACTCTCGATAACTTCCAATTCAGTTGAAATACGAAAATCTGGATAGTCCTTAATAAATTTCTCAAGTCTCACCTCTACTGGTTCATAATCGGCTAAATTAAACATATAGTTCATCCTCTTCTGTTTTGAGTTCACAAGCTAGTGCAAGGTAAGCACAGGCATCGATGTATGAGTCAATGTGTCCCGGGGATTCTTGGATTCTTGAGAGTTTGACCTCGACCATTGCAAGACAAGCTTGGTAGTCCTCGATTGGGAAATCAAGTAAATTGGTAAGTCTGCGAGCGATCCGATCTTGGTTGATTTTCGGATGACCATAGATTGCACCACGATCTTGCATGACATCGGTTGCACTTTGTAATACTTCTTTGGCTTTCATTCTTGCCAAAATTCTTGACGGTTCACAGCTCGACCTCGATGATAACCCTCACGAAATCCTTTGTTGTAATTACCCTCTGCTACATGTGCATAAATTATTCCTACCAATATCGGAAACAAAAGTAAAGCTGCGCCGATAATCTGATTGTCTGTCATATTGCCCCCTATCGCACTAGCACCTTCGGCTAGTAACAGGCTTAGTGAACCATAGACCTACGATAAAATGTGCTACTTTTGATAACGAAACGGTAACGATTCTGCATCATCGACCGCATTATCTATCGAGCGCCTGAGAGGTACTAAGTCTCTAACGAGGTCGTCCATAGACTTTTCCTTGAACTATGAATGTGCCGTTCTTTTCGATATAGATTAGGTCAACTTGGACATTCTTTCCATGAATGTACATAATCGCGAAAGCCTGTTGCCAATTAGCCGTTCCTCGGGTATATGCGGCTTGTTTAAAGTCCATTAGGTTGCCTACCTCAACCCCATGCAGAACACGCCCCATTCGACCTCCTATGGCTTCTGAGAAGGATGTACGCCCTGCCCTGTGGGTATGTCCAGAGATGATATTAGAACCTGTACGCCTAGCCGCTTCCATCGCGCTTAGACCGCCCTGTGACTTGATAGGCGTATGATCGCCATGAACTGCCACCCAGTTAGGTGCAAGTTGCATTGGTCTTTTATGGAATGTAATCCCAAGCTCATCAAACTTCATAAACTTCTCAAAACGTAGTTCTGGCAAAGATAGGAATGATGGAATTTTCTTCATAATGATGTTGTATAGGCGATCTGTATGATTTGACCTAATGCAGTCAGTTACGCCTAGTTCCCATAGAAGCTCGACACAGCGATCACGATCATCGCCCAGGGTTTGCTCGTAGGCTCCTGGAGTTCCATCAGACCACTTGCTTATAGTCTGGAAATCGATCTCATCGCCAATAGTGACTGTTTGATCTGGCTTAAATGTCTGTAAGAATTTTGCTATGTTGCGTGTTAGGTGTACATCTTCGAAGGGAACTTGTAAATCACTTAGGATTACAATTTTCTTCATTAGGTTTAGTCCTCGTCCTCGTCATCGTAGTCGCCAAAGCGCTCTGGATCGATAGGGTCTGGCAATATCCAAGCTGGATATGCTGATGGCTCGACAATGACTGCCAACGCTAGATCAACTTCAAAGCCTGCTCTACGCAAAGCTCTATACATCTCTTGAAGGCTAATAGCCCAGGTGTCAAGAGCGTTGTAAGTTTCTAGGTCAATAACCTTTTTTCTCGCCATGTCTTAATTGTCACTTCTCTAAGATTCGAAGGATGGTTTCGACACGCGCCTCAAGTAGGTTTATTTGATCGCGCATCGATGATCCGCTATTTGGCTTTAATTCTTGAAGGTAGTGCTTTACTAACCATCGCACCGAGCCAATAAACGAACCAATAACGGTCGTGGCAGCAACAGCAAGAACCGCCATGTCCTCCACAGTCATTATCTTTTAGGTGTTGCATATCCAAATATGCCTGACAGGATTGACCAGAGGATTGCACGGTAATCGATATCAAAATTAGTTGCTGACCATGCAGCTAAGAATGCTCCTGTTGCTAACACTACGGGATTCTTTAGATTCATTACTTGCCTCCTAGAAGTGGGATTTGAAAAAACGAACGATCTTCATCGCCAGCCTTTGTGAAGCTGATGTGAATGTGTTGAGTGTGTGGGTTTGTACCCCGATATTTGACCCAGCGCCAAAGCGTTCTTTTGCTCGCAATTCGCTTATTAAAAATGACATATGCAATTCGCTTATCTGTTTTGGCGTGAGCTCGTATCTGATCGGCAAGGTAATGAGCTGTGGCATCTTTCCCATCGAGAGAAGCATCGAGATCGAAAGCACGGACGAACCCTGTAATAGGGCAAGCGTTGTGATCGCTCTTTTTGGTTGAATGCCGGGCATCTCCGTAAGTTCCGTCAGAACGACGGTCTCTGTCAGGATAAGCATCGTCTGCCTGCTCTCTAAATTGAATTATAGATTTACTTAGTCGAGCTTTCATCCAAGTAAAATTGCAACTTCATCTGCTGTTAAACCGAGACGATCTAAGATTGCTTGGCGAGCATTTGCCTTCGCTTCTACTTCGGCTTGCTTCGCTGGTGCGTTAGCAGCATCAATTTCCATTTGCGCTAATTCTTGAGTATTGGCATCGCGTACGATTTCCTCGCCAGTTTCAACATTAACAATTTTAATTTGTGGAAGTGTGTTTGTTTTAGGCATTATGATACTCCGTAAAGTAGGGCGGTTCCTGAGGTAAAGTTTCCAGAAGCAGGATAAAGTAATAATGAAGAAATTGCCGATGTTTGACCCCACAAAGCAGTTTGTTTCCTAAAATCAAAATTGGTAGGAGTTGTTTCTTGATTATTTATAGCAAGACTATTTACAATTTTCCAAGTCGCTGTGTTTGCATAGTCATAAAAATCAACTACGGCAAAAGTTTGACTAGTACTGCTATCTCCCCCAGTAGTAATAAGAATTTCATCAACATTGAAAGATAAGTTAGTTAAAGAAGTCGAAGTATAGGGTTGTAAATTGTAATTGGTACCACTATCACTGTTAATTCTTGCTTTTATGAGTTCTCCGTCAACAGAAGGTCTAAAATTTCTAATAATAAGTTGCAAATTTTTATATGTTGATGGAATTGAAGAAAGAGTTACTGAAGCTCCTGTTAGAGTAGTTGTGCTTATTAAAGTCATTCCACCTGCTGAAATTCCAGCCCATGCAGGTACGCCACCTGAAACGGTTAAATACTGTCCGTTTGTACCAATCGGAAGACGAGTATTTGTGTTAGCAGTTGATGAACGGTACTCGATATCTCCAAGCGTAGTTGAAGGGTTAAGCGCCTTTGTAGTTGTATCTACAGACGAACCAAGAGTGCGGATAGCAGCCGCGCCATCTTTGACTAGGTCAGTATCATTAGGGGTAGTCCACCCATAATTAGTTGTCGTTGCCATCTATTCTCCTTGATTAGGCTACTATTGTAGCGTTATTCCAGTCCAAAGTAGGACTTATTGTGTTCCATGATTCGGTGATTGGTACATTGTTCCATCTAAACGCCTGCAAGCTGAAAGCAACTGGCGAGACGATAATAGTTAAATCCAAAGCGTTGAATCTGCTAGTCCAAGTCCAACCCTCAACAAATCCTTGATAGCGACCGTTTGCGATATTGGCTGGCAAATCCTCAATGTCAAGAGGTAAGCCCATAAATATGTTAAGAGCCTGATCGCGTGATACATCTGGGATATTAGGGTTAGTCAATGGGAAGGTAATCGCCTTAAACTGATCTTGAGGAAAGGCGCGAATCGCTAAATAAAAGGCTGCTTGATCTTCTGCATCGGCTTTAAGTTCAATGCTTGTTTGAATGTTTTGTGCTTGGTAGCCATAAGTCGCAATTGATGCCGCATCGGATGCAGTTTCCTGTTGACCATTTTTATAGGTAATTGTCACTTCATTGCGTAGATCACCCAAGCGCCTTGATGTGGCAATACCAGAAGCATAAGCCCAGCCTGCATCGACATAGGCATAACCATTAGCTGCTAGGTATTCACCGCGATGAGTGCTGTCTGCATATCCGATACGCCCGGCACTATCCTCGTAAATGTATCCAAGCCCTGAACGAGCTAATCCTGCAACAAGGCTATAAACATCTGTGGTGCTCGCAGATCGAGCAGTAAGTTCATAATCCCCGGGCTGATCAATCTCACCTAATCCAGAGTTCTCAGCATTAGCCCAAGTGGTTGTTGCATTATAAGCAGCCCATGTTTCTGCTGCTGGAACTTGATTCCATTGGTTAAATAATAAGTTCGATAAAATTTCATAGATTTGATCGCCGTCATTAGCCTTAGCCAATACGCCTTCAGTTAAGGTTTTAGGCAGTTTAGATAAAGCCCCTAGTGCTGTGACGGTAATAGCCTGGGTAATGGCTGGCTCGCCTGTTCTAACTGTTACATCGATATCTGTGACATCTCCGCCAAAGATAGGAACATAAGTGCCAGTTGAATCTTTAACCTTAATAACTACTGAATCATTAACATCAAATCCTGTAGCAGCTTGATTTAAGTTCAAAATGGTAAAACGGCCATAGCCTGCAACAGGCTGAGAATAGATGTCTGAACGCCCTAAAGTGATAGTCAAATTGGCAATAGTTAGATCGGTAACATCTCCAAGCCCATTGACCTCAACTGCATATTCTGGAGTCCATATTGTCATGCAAAAGCACCAGCACCCAAAGTTCCACGATAAGAAGATTGGTTAAGCACTTCAACGATCTGTCGAGCTGTTGACTCTGAATCGATTGCTCCATTGACTGTAATGTTATTGTTAAAACTAACCGCCTGACCAGAGTATCCGCCACTTGGAGCCATTGGAACGAATGGGGCGTTTTGAATGCCAGGGCTTGCCAAACTTGCATTAGAAGCATTGCTAGCACCACCAAAGCCTAAGAAATTCTTGACTTTGTTTCCTGCCTCAAATAAAAGTTGGAACGCTCTAATAAGTTTTCCAACGGCATCTAGGGCTTGATTTATAACAAATGCAATTACCTCAAACGCTACTTTAAAAGCACCGCCTAAGAATGGTGCTAGGACATTTTTAAGAAATGACCATAGACCGGCAAAGGCTTCTTCATTATCCATAACCGCTTTTTTAATACTGTTAAAAATCTTTTGGAGACCTTCAAAGATTGGAATCAAGATAGTCTGAGCAACTCTTGCTATTTCAGTAAATGCGTTCTTAAGTCCGCTTCCACCTTCAAAGCCTTCAACAAAGGCTGTAATGGCAGGAACTACATACTTAACAATGTTTTCAACCAAAGGAGTAATAGCATCAAGAATAAATGCCCCGACTGTTTCTTTAGCTTCATCAAAGGCTATAGATAGGCGAGCCATCTTTCCTTGAAATGTATCTGCCTGGATAGTTGCTTGACCTGCAAAGGTTGCAGCTAGTTTGGCTGTTATCTGCTCAAAATCAAGGGTTTTAAGTTCCGCCTTAGTAAGACCTACCCCAAGCCTGGAAAGCCCGGCTAAGTTGCCTTCCTGGGCTTTTGAGAGGCTTTCTGTGACGGCTTGTAGGCTCTTGCCAGTACCGGCAGCAATATCTATTGCAATGGATTGAAGTTTTTGAGCCTTAGTAACATCGCCAGTTGCCCTAGTCAACCGATCTAGCGATGGACGAAGCTGGTCGTCCGTGATCCCGAATAATAAAGATTGCTTGAGAACATAGTCCTCTGTTGCTGCGATCTGGGCATCTGTAGCCCCAGTAACATTTCTAAGAGTAGCCGCTAACTTAGCCTGAGCAGCTTCATCTTCAATGGCAGACTTAACGCCATCGATCGCTAACTTGCCAGCATAAGCGGCAGCAGCAACGCCAGCAGCTAAGAATGCAGCGCCAGCGACCTTGCCAAACTTTGTAATCTTATCGCCGAAAGTTACAACTTCATTATCAGCCTTGTTTATATTCTTGGTGAAATTATCTATATCAGCAAGGAGTTTAAGAGTTAAGGCTCTACTTGTTCCAGCCATTATGTCCACTCCTTCAAAATCTTATCAAACGATTTAGTCCACTCAGCTACGATGTAAGGCTGAATTTTGCGAAGCGTTGGATAAATAAACCAACCCTTAGAACCGCGACCTTCACGCCCTGACCAAACTGGAAACTGCCTAAACTTGTTAGAACCAAACTCTGAACCGCCCCAGATATCTTTGGTAGTTGCACCACCGCTAAATTTCTGAGATGCGAATCCGTAAGTTATCTCACCGATCCTAGATGATTTCTTAACGCGAGAACCTTCTGCAATGCGACTAGCAACTGCCCGAGAGTTAATGCTCGATGCAGTACCAATTACCTCTTTGCGAGCGTATTCTGCTAAAGCCCCGGACTGACGTTTGGCTTCTTGCGTTGCCTCGTCATCCATGTTTTTTAACGCCTTAAATACGGCACGAAGCTCAGTTTTATCGAAAGCTGTTTGTTCAGCCACGATTCCTCGCTTCCAGTATTTCAATCGCTGTTAAAATATCTTCTGCCGATTGCCACTCTGACATTGGAATGTGAGTTGCTATTGACAGTTCAACTAAGAGTCGGCTTACGCTTCCTCTTGGATGGCTTTTGGGTCATCACTTCCCACCTCGACATCTGCCACCGTTTCCATCCAAATCTCTAATGGCTTTGTTGGCTTTCCACCTGCATCACGCTTCATTGCTGAATGTGCTACAAATAAGATATCCCACATACCACCAAAGTTAGAGATAACCTTTTTAGTTGTCATCTCCCACTTGGCATAGTCTGGTGGTCTGACTAAGTAAGTATCTTCAGACCCGTCATTATATTTAATTGTTATATTTTGTTGCATTGTTTGCTCCCGTTTCTATTGATTAAAATGCTTCTGATGGTATTCCGATAACCTGGAATGTTAGAGATACAGTCTGTGCATCTGGTGCAGTTCCGCCTGCTGATGGCCATGATGGCAATACTTGGAAACTGAATACTGCGCCTGATGCTGCTGTAAATACTGTTGCGATGCCTGTGTTTGGTGCTGACTCTGACACGCCCCATAGGATCTCACAAAGAGAACCAGTTGCGCCCCAGTCTGCCAACATTTCAACATTGAATGTGAAATTGTTATCTGTCACTTTGAAAGATTTTCCATCAAGTGTTTGATAGGTTTCGCGAGTCATTTCGCCAATAAGCGTTGCTGATGTTGCCTGTGCATCGAAATTGTTACCACCAATGGTAAAGGTAACATCCCGACCAGTAATTACTGTGGTAGCCATATTTTCTTCCTTTAGTTTGTTTGTGTGTAGTAGGTGGATACTCTGATGTCAGCCACTAAAACATTAGATGGACCGACTTGAGTAACCGTTGGTTTGTCAACCGTTCCGACTGCATACCCGGCTGGGATTACCTTCAGAACGCTTATTACTAGCTGCTCGAGATTGTCAAGCGATGCAGGGTTACTATTATAGGCAACCGCTACAGATATAACGATATTGATCTTAGTTCTTATCTGGGATTTGCCCAGAGTCTCTAATTCAAAATAAGGTGAATCTGGAACCATTACTACAAAAGGAACCATTGGAGCTTCTGGAACATAGGCATAGACATTGCCTGCAACGCTTGCAAAGGCTGTTGCTAATGGCTGTCTAATTGTGTCTAAAATTGTATTGGGCATTACTGCACCATTGAATCAGTATCAATAAATGGACCTAATAGCCCTGAAACTCTATTGAAAAGACTACGGCCTAATCTATATGGGCTTACTTGAGTAAAATCGATTCCTTCGATCTGTCCACCAGGAGCAATACGGCTCTGGAATACTTCTACTGATACTGCTAGAACTGCTGACTCTACGGCTGCGTTTCCAACATAAGTTGAAGCGCCTGAAAGAGTTGCTAAGCCTGATGGGATTACTTTGCGCTCTGTAATATCAGCGTTTGTTATGGCTACTGTAAAAAAGCCGTTAAATTCTCTGTATGAACCATCCAAAAATATGCGTGAGTTAGATCGTAGAATAAATGAATCATAATCTAAGTTGCTTGATTCTAGGATTGTAAAAGTGCCGTTAAATGGGGAGCCTACGCCTGTGACGACTACGCTCTGACCCACTCCAAAGTTGTTATCTCCTAAAACATAATATGTCGCGATGTTATCTTGAAGTGCTACAACATCGATTGGACTTGAATACTTAACAAGCATTGGCAAAATTACAGACTCAGCCGTATCTATCACATCTGTTAAATATGCGTCATTGTAGAGGGAATTGGAAACGCCAAGCACAGAGCGTAATTCGGCTGGTGTGACTATTGTTGCCATTTCCAATTCCTCTC